GGCGTTTTGAGCTTCATTTTGATAGTGTAGAGCTGTAAGATAACGTCTAATTTCTGATTTTGTCGGAAAATGATCAAGAGATATTTCAGGAACGAATAGGTCGGGGGAATCACCAAATGTTAGAGTGAGTCCGGCTCGATTCGGTCGGTATCCGAGATCGTGATAGTAGTTGTATATGTCGTTTAGTACCCATAAAACGCGATTGTGATTAGCACAACTTGCGTAAGCGAAACCAATAGCTTGGGCCATGGTTATCTCAGGTGTTGGATCTCTTGCTTTAGTGTGGTAGAACTGAGCAAGCATAGTGATCTCATCACGGTGAGGTAGACCGTTGTGGTTCCGGTAGGAGAGTACTTCGCGGCCATTGAGTGTGTTAGCTACTTCAGATTTCTTGACATTAACAATGGAGTTGAAATAATGTGACGCTAATCTGACGACATGAGACATGAAGTTTGCATGTTGGTCGGCAGGTATTAAAGTAGTCAGGCGGAGGATAGAATCATCGCCTTGGACTTTTATAATACAGTGTTTAGGGTCGAAGTGAAGCGCGCTCAGGATGGTAGCGAGCATGGTGTAATTATACCAAGAATCTAAGAGTTGTGTGATAAACAGGCCAGAAGGTATTCCAGCAAAGTGTCGTTTATACATGCGGCCATCAGGTAAGATGATCGGGGCCTCAAATAAATTTTCGAGTGTCCAGATCCATAGACGGTCAAGTCTGTGGGCTTTTTCTTGATTCCACTGCGGGTGGGTGGGAGCTGCGAATGTTGGGACGTATCCTTCGTCAAAAGTGAGGAAAGTCCTGGTGGTGTGCAAGATTTTACGTAACAGTGGAAAATAGGCACGTTTGTCGAAACGGGACCAATCCAAAGTTAGAAACGATTTCTTGATTAGTCCGCAGAACAGTTCATTGTTCAGTCGGAACCAACCGCCTGTGAAGGTTTCATAACCCCAAAGCATCGGTGTGACGCCGGGATTGAGTTTAACCCAGGCTATGTATTCCCAGTAGAGCATCGTTTCAGCGATGATCCATGGTTTGGAAGCGCCCCATATGGTGCGCATCTTGTTAGGGTCGTTTTTCTTGACTATTGCAGTCTTGGTGTGTAGGAGCATGGGAAAGATGAATCGGTTATAGAAGTAACCATTAGTTTCAAGGCCAGTAGATTCTGTAAATCCAGATTTGATAATATGATGCCAGCGGCGGGTCCATGAGAATATCATTGACTTTAAGTAGCCAAATTTCGGAGGGACTATGGTGCGGAGGAGATCATGGGATTCAGAGTTAGGGTGACGTCGAAAGAAGTCATCTTTATCAATGTGTTCATATTCATGCATACGAATGAATTCGCCAAAAGTCTTACGTTGTGAGAGGAAATATTCATCAGTGGAGAAGGGTGGTTCAGCATTGACGTTCCATTTGTAAGGGTATCCATGTTTCACATCTAATATGTGAACTGGTCGGCAAAGTCTAGGCGGACGAAAAGCGTCAGCCATGCATTGGATTCCATATTCGACATGATAGTCGAAAGGGATTTCGAAATATTCAAAGTCTCCAGAGAAAAAGTCTTCGAGTATAGAGTCTTCGTCTATAGGCGAGCGACGATATTCCTTAGTGATGAGTTTAATCTCATGACTGTAGAGATACTTGTTGAATGAGTGTTCCAATGTCTTTTTATGATTTGCAATTGCAACGTCATTGACACGGAGAAGGCCGGGGGGTAGTGAGTAGTTCCCGACGTATTCGAAATTGGTGGGAGTAGTAAACCAATGTGTGATTCGGTTAAATGCGGATATGAAGTAATCCATTTAGAGTAGGTATTAAGTTGAGGTAGAGCAGCTGAGATTCGTGTTCTATTGTGATTACGAAAAGCGTAGCGAGAGCTGTT